ATTATAACAGATAATTAGTTAAAATTATCTATTGCTGTCCCACCATCAAAAGTTTCTTCAAACTCTGACGTGTTGTACAATCCTGCACTTACAAGAACTCCTGGTTCATTATATGCCCCACCACTAACAAAAGTACTGACGATTAAACCAGTGCCATCAATAGCGGTATCGTGAATATGGTCTTGTAATATTTCTGCATCTTCAAGTGTTGCAATTGCAAGCCACTCAGAATCATAATAAACATGCACACGTTCTGTTAATGTATCAAACCATAGTCTTCCATTAGTTGGAGAAGTAGGTGCTGTAGCACCAACAACCATTCCTGCTATTGAATCTACATAGGACTTTGTTGTTGCATGTGTGTTTTCAGTAGGAGTGGCAACTGTAACAGTTCCTCCAAAAGTACCGCCTTCGGCAACGTTAATGCCATGCTTTACTCTAAAGTCTTTGTTTATTGTTGCCACTTCTAACCTCTATTCTAGTTATGCTTCAATATAAATTTTGTGTACTTTAACAGCGGTATCTGCTGATGCACCAGTTACCTGAAGAAGAACGTTTCCACCGCTGTACACAGCGTCAGTTGTTCCTAATACTGCATTACTGATTACATCTGCATACTCTGTTAGGTAAACGTTGTTTAATCCATCTACAGTAACCAAAACTTCAATCACTTCAATATCATTACCTTTTTTCATTTGTACGATATATTTAGCACTTGAGTATGTTGTTGCTGACCATGTATCAATTGTTGTTGCTGAGTCTGAAGCGGTAGCAAGAGCAGAACCCATAAGAGCATCTGGAAGAGCAATACTTGTCGCTGCTGCTGCACCAAGGGTTGGTGTAGTAAAGGTTGGACTATTAGTAAATGCTACTGTTCCAGAGCCTGCTTCATCGGTTAATGCTGATGCAAGGTTTGCAGAAGATGGAGTTTCAAGGAATGTTGCAATTCCTGCTCCAAGTGATGTGATTCCAGTACCACCGTTAGCAACAGGAAGTGTTCCTGTAACGCTAGAAGTTAGGGAAACATTTGTAATAGTGTTTGCTGAACCACTAATTGACTTGTTTGTAAGTGTCTGAGTTCCATCGTTTGTTGTTACAGTTGAATCAATGTCAAGAGTGTTTCCAGTCTTGTCTAATCCTGTACCCGCAATAATTTGTCCCAAACCAGTAAACTGAGTAAAAGTAAGTGCTGTGGTACCAATTGTAATTGAGCCATTGTTAGTTAATGTATAACCTTGATCAGCGTTTACAGTTCCTTCTTCTACGAATACCGCAAAATTTGAAGTAAGTTCAGAGCCTGCATCTGCATCAGTTGAACGATCTGGAGCACCAGATGCCTTAACTACATAGATACCATTTTCTGAACCAGTTGACTGATTCTTAACAAGAACACGGTCACCTGTAGCAAGGGTTACTCCGTCAAGAGTATCTCCATTTTCTAGATCAGATGCGAGTGTTACTGCTGCAGTTGTTGCTGCACGTACTGATGCTTTCCAATCAATACCCTGTGCTGCTGAGTCTACATAATTCTTTGTTGCTGCATCTGTTCCATCAGTTGGTGTACCAAGACCTGTGATCTTGTTTGTACCCATTGCAATTGCACCAGTCATTGTGCCACCAGCAAGTGCTAACTTAGCAGCAAGATCTGTTGTAAGATTTGCAATCTTAGACTGAGCGATTGCAGCAGCAGAATTAATGTCTGCATCTACAATTGTATCGTTAGCAATCTTTGCTGAAGTTACTGCACCTTCTGCAATTTTTGCTTCTGTTACGTTAAGATCTTTAATTTTTGCTGTCTCTACAGAGTCTGTAGCAAGTTTAACAGCAGTTACATTTGAATCTTTAATCTTTGCTGTCTCTACAGAATCTGTAGCAAGTTTTGCTGCAGTTACTGCGCTATTAGCAATCTCTGCTGTATCAACTGCTGAATCTGCAATTTTAGCGTTTGTAACTGAGTTTGAAGCAAGTTTTGCATCTGTTACGTTTGCATCAAGAATCTTTGCAGTTGTAACTGAATCTGCAGCCAATTTTGCTGCTGTTACGTTAGAGTCAACAATCTTTGCTGTTTCTACAGAATCTGCAGCAAGTTTAGCAGCAGTTACATTTGCATCTTTAATCTTTGCTGTCTCTACAGAGTCTGTAGCAAGTTTTGCTGCAGTTACGTTTGCGTCTGTAATTTTTACGGTAGTTACTGAATCTGAAGCAAGCATTGTTGCTGTAACTGTACCAGTATCACCAGATGTAACTACGGTACCTGATACGTTAGGGAGTGTAATTGTACGATCTGCTGTTGGGTCTGCAACTGTAAGAGTTGTCTCGTAGTCATCTGCTGTTGCGCCTTCAAAGGTAATTGATGTATCAAATACACCAACTGCTGCAGGGTTTGACCATTGAACGCCATATGTTGCTCCTGACGCTGCTGTAAGGACTTGCCCATCTGTTCCAATGCCAAGACGTGCTACTGCATCGTCTGCACTACCTACTAATAAATCACCTTTAGCATCAATTGTGCCTGCTGTGATTATGTTCTTTCCATTAACGGTCGCAGTTGATCCCTCAACTATCAGTCCCGATTTTACTCTAAAGTCTTTTGTTACTGTTGCCATCTTTTATCTCCTTAGTTAGGCCTTTAATCCCATACGCATGTAGCGCAGAGTTATAGGTGTATTTCCCCCCACAGGAACCACAGTTAGTGAAACTGTGTCCCCAGCCTTTGAAACAGAGATGGTGCCAATATTCCCATCATTTTCAATAGTGCCATATTGACTAACAGATACATCTGATCCATCATTCAATATTGTTAATTCTGTAACAGCGTACTTATTTGCACCGCCTGCTACATGCTTGAGTGAGATCATATATTTCATTGATCTAAACTCGCTTGATGCAAAACTATCAAATACTGTTGAGTTTTCAATTCCATTAATTGTTAACTCATTATTGCCGTCTGATCCAAGATCGGTAGACCTAGCAGAAGTACTATCAATTAAATCTATATAGTTTTCTTCTGTTGGTCTATCGCCTGTCTGAAACAGGGCCTTTACGTTGGTGGTTGATATCTTTGCCATAAGGTTATTATATCATTATGTTAAAGAATATAGTTATTAATTCCAATTATTTGAAGTCCAATTCCAGGTACACCTGAGTATGCTGCTGGTATTCCAATATTTGTAAACATAACTCTAAAAGGCAAAACTTCTTGTATCTTTGTAAGCCTTACAAAACCACTTATATTACTTTTAGGATAACCTATCCTAGAAATTGTTTCTGATCTTTTTTCAGATAAATCTATTATTGCTACGGAAGCCATTATGACTCATCGCTGTTTGTAACATCTTCAATAACTGTTAATATACCACGAGCAACTGTCCATACCCTGCTGGCATCCCTTAATTCAATATCAAAAATATCTCCAGTGTTTAAACTTTTTGATTGAGCAGATGTTAGAGAAACTGTAAATTCTCCATCGCCATCTTCTGCTGTGGCAATAGGAGTAAGAATCAAAACTCCTGCTGGATCAGCATCATTTAAATTACCCGCAATTGCTGGTCTTTTAATTTCCATTTCAATTGTCCAGTCTTCAATCACTAGGGGATCTTTATTATCATCTGTTACATATACCCGAAATGCTGATGTGTCGCCCTTTACAATCGTCCAGTTGACCGTAGGAGGTGCAGAACCAATTGAATAAGAGCCTAAACCTTGATCTCTAAAAGTAGCCATAATCTTATTATTATACCACTAACTAAAGTAATATTTTAAATATTTTTATATTTTATTGTTTAACTTGACCAAAAGGGCAAATTGATGTTATAATTAATACATGCTACCAGTAGGTAGCATTTGTTCTCTAGGAGGTATTCTACAATGAGAGAAGCAAATGTTTGGCTAGGGGTATTAACGTTGGTTATTTGCAGTACCGTTTTTTCGGCTACCGCAAATGCAACAAATGAAAACAACTTACTAATTAAAAGTTCTATAGATTCCTCTGCCACCCCCAAGGTGGCTTTTTTGGTTTCTAAAGAAAAAATATTAGAAAAGTATAAAAATGCTCATAATTTAAGTGATGGGCAGTTAATTGAATTATTAAAGGCTGTAGGGTTTGAAGGAAAGGCTTTAAGATCTGCTTGTGCAATTGCTATGGCTGAGACTAATGCTAGACCACATGCCTTTAACGGTAATTCTAATACTGGAGATAGTTCTTATGGCATGTTTCAAATAAACATGATAGGGAACTTAGGTCCAGATCGTAGAGAGAAGTTTGATTTAGAGTCAAACTCTGAACTATTTAATCCAGTTAAAAACGCACAAATAACACATCATATGACTAAAGGCGGTACAGACTGGTCCTCATGGACTACTCTAAATGGATCACGGTATCAGGAATGGTATAACAAGTATCCATGTAAGTAGCAGTTAATAAAATTACCCCCTTGGATTTTTTCCTTGGGGGTTTTTTTATATCATTTATTAGCCCAGAGGACCAAAACTTGGCGGAACGAATCTTGGGAAGAATGGGAAGAACGGGAAGAACGGTGGGAAGAACGGGAAGAACGGTGGAAAGAATGGGAAGAACGGTGGGAAGAACGGGAAGAACGGTGGAAAGAAT